CATGGCAGGCGAATTCGGAGTTCAAAGTGCGCTTTATAATACAATGTTTGCAATGCTTCCTGTAAACGCTAATGTTGCTATGATGCAACACACCAAATATAATAATAAGTTAAGACTTAGTAACTATTCCTGAGAGTATAATGGAAAAGTACTAAGTCTTTTTCCAAAGCCAGGTTCTCCTTACAAGGTATATATTAAATATAGATTTAAAGAATCTACAAATCAAGATATAACTATTACTGGCGACGATCGAGGTATCGTGACAGCCGATTCAAGCGGCGTGGGTAATCTAACTCAAATGAAAACGAGCCCATTAGATTGAGATACTTTAAATAGTATAGCAAAAGTTTGAATTAGACGATATGGATTATCGTTATGTAAAGAAATCCTTGGATTTAATCGAGGTAAATTTACAAGCATTCCATTCGCCGATGATAATAATATGGTAGCTTTAGATTACAAACAATTTGTAGATCAAGCTGCAACCGAAAAGGAACAGCTTAGAGTTCAGCTAAGAGAAGATTTGGATAGAATTTTAAATCATACAGAATTATTGAAACGAGATGCAGAATCCGCAGAATATTTAAATAAAAGTTTACAGTATTTTCCAATGGGAATGTACTGAAGATAAAAGGAAATTAAGATGAGCAAAAATGAATTAAAACTAAGAAAAGTAATTAGAGATATTATTCAAGAAATTAATATCGATAAATTTGAACTCCCTAAAGATGTCGAAGAACTTGATCTAGACGAGAAAGAAGAGAAGAAATCTAATCTGAATTCTTTAATTGATTCAGAAGATGATTCAGATGAAGTTTCTCACGCAAAAGATTACTTTAAAATGCGCGAAAAGCAGACTAAAGGTAAACGTATCGGTGAAGACGAAGGTGTTTGGCCATATAATGTCCATCAACAAGAAGCGAATCCGCAATTAGCCCAAAGAGTATATGATTCTTCAGGAGGTGAGAGTGGAGCCCCAACAACCGCTCGTTTAGAAAAAGAGAAGATCGTTAAAGATGATGAAGGAAACGAAATCGTCACGACAAAAAAATTAAGAGTTCAGCAGTCTAAAGAATTAGCTGATTTGGCCACAGGCGCTTCGTTAAGCAGATTTAAATTTGAGAAATCTTATGGCAAATTAGCTGGAATCGTGGCAAGAATAATAGTTAATAAAGGCTTAAATGACGACGAGGTTTTAGGATTCATATCTTCTAAATATAATGAAGCTCAAACTACTGGCAAGCCGTTTAAATTAAGCGCCGCTGGTGCCCCTGAAAAAGACATAGAGCCAATCGATATTACAAAATCTATTGTTTTAAAGAAAATCGCAAATGCCTTTAATTCTGGAAAATCTGATATTGAGATCGTTAAAGAACTTCTAAAAAAACCAGACCCCACTGATTCTTCAGATGATTCTTCAGATGATTCTTTGGAAGAAACGAAGCAAGTAATAAGCAAATTAATAAAAGAGATGCTTTCTACTGGTGATATAGCAATACCAGGAGGTGCTATTGACGAAGAAGAAATTAAAGAGAATGAAGAAGATGAAACAGAAGAAGTAATTTCTGAAGAAAATATTCCAAATGGTTATTCATTGGAAGGAATACTAACGAAATCAGAATTAGTTGATTTAGCTGATAATATTATAGAAAACGAACCTTTCTTAAATCAAGAAGAAGTTTTAAATAGTATCGAATCAATTACGGGTAAAATGCTTTCAGATAGCGATAGAGATATGCTAATTAATATTATCTATTCTGTTACCGGAGAAGAAGAAATTCAAGATGAATTTGAAGAAGAAATTGAAGAAGATGTCGAGCCTGACGCATTTTCTGATTATATTTAGGACCGAATTATGAAAGCAAAAATATCAAGAGATTTACTTAAACAACATATTAAATCAGTTTTACGCGAAAGCTTAATAGAAGTAGAGGAAACTGGAAATGGAATAAACGACACGCTTCCGGATCATACCAGAGGCTTTATGAATGGTAGTAATTCAGATGATACTGATGGATTAAATTCCGGGCAAGTGCCCGAAGGCATAGATCAGATTGCTTTAGATACGTCTTCTACCAATCCAAATAAGGCGGATGATCCCGACGAAGGAGAATTTGAGACTTCTAATAATGGTGATTTAACGAAGCTTATTGCAGATATAATTAAAAGCGAGTTAGAAAAAGGAATCTAATATGCCATTCGTATCTAAAAAAGAGATCAGATTTTTTCATAATATCCAAGAAGAGTTAATGACTAACTTTCGTCAACAAACTATTGAATATTTAACTGTTGAAAATTTAGAAGGATACGAAGAAGACGATAATGTGTATAATGAATATACAAAAGAAGAAATTATATTCGCAGATCCAATAGAATTTAAAGCTTATGTTGCTACTTTAACTCCCGAAATGACTTATAAAGAGTTCGGCGGGAAATATAAAAATAGTATTAATGTAAAAATTCATACGGATTATTTGAATAACACGGAAATTGAAGTAACGGTAGGCCAATATTTTAGATGAGGCGGAAATATTTACCAAATTTTAAAAGAAACAGGAAGCCAAGTCCAAATTTGAGGTCAACCAGACTTAAAAGTATATAAACATTTTTTAGCGGTAATAAAATAAATGCAAAACAAAAATTTTATATCAGAATTAGATAAATTAACTGTAAATTATTTTAAAAAGCAAGAGCCTTTTCTTATAAATGATACAGTTGTAGAAACGTCTTATTTAATTGGCACGCCAGATAATAGGAAATTATCAACAATTTTGACAAACGTTGAAGATATAAAATATCCTGTTAATATTATTAATAGGGAAATGTCGAGCTTTCAATTATTACCAGAGAGAAACGCGCCGAATACTTTTCAGACGCAAGTCGTTATGAAAAAAATAGTCAAGAATAGATTTGTAAACGAAACAAATCCAAATATGAATTTAGAAATTTTTTCTTACGACGCGCCAACTCATTTTAAATGTGAATATAATTTGATTTTCTTTTGCGAATATATGAAACATGCAAATGAATTTCAAATTCAATTTTTAAATAGATTAAACCAGCAATATATTCCTGTTAAATCTAATAAATTTGAAGATTTCTTCTTTGATACTGTTTGACGTTTTAACAATGGGTTTAAAATTGAAGATAATTTCGCCGAAGCGATTGATATAAAACGAGAAATAAAAGTAACAGCAGCGTTATACGTCGAAGGATATTATTTAACATTAGCATCTAAAGACGTTAAACGGGGCATTACATCAGTTAACTTAAAACAAATCATAAATTAACCTTATAAAAGGAGACCATTAGATATGGCGAAAACATTAAAAAGTCCGGGATATTCAATACAAGAAATTGACATAACTCAAACTCCAACCGTAGTGTCTTATAACGGCCCGGCTTTTGTCGGAACAGCAAAGTTCGGACCAGCTTTCAAGCCTGTAATAATTGATAGCTATGATAACGAATTTATGCCAACTTATGGCGGATTAAGTACAAAGCATTATATGCCTTATGGCGTAAAGCAATATTTAAAGCACGGCGGAAACGCAGTTGTTGTAAATATTATGGGAACCGAAGGTTCAAGAAGTAACGACGCAGGATATGTATTACCGTTAAGCGGAGCAGTGAGCCATTATAATGTAGAAACTACTGGAGATATAAACTCTTCAACGGCGACTCAAGTATTACCATACGCAACTTTAAGGTTAAGAGCGGGCGCAGCTATAGATTCAACTGTATCAGCAAGCTTTGTAGCATCTACCGAATTATTTACTTTAAGCTCAGCGCTATCTTCTCTAGTGTTTAATGTAAATGATATAGATAGCGTATTTAGCACAGATCCTGTCAATGTACCAACAGACTCTAGCCATTTTGTAAAAGAATTGTATCTTGACGTAAATTGGTTAAGGCAGGCTCCTACACACAGCGGCGTAACAAATAGTCCCACAATTTCCGATCCAATATTTACCGATATGGCAATACAGGAAGTGACAACTTTAACTGAAACTGGAGCAAATTCTGTGGCATCAACGCCTTGAATTATTGGACACCCAAACGTGAATGCTGATGGTAAGTATTATCAATTATTTAAATTCCACACATTACAATCCGGAAATACAGCAAATACCTTATGCAAAGTATCTATCAATAATATTAAGTCTAAAACAGATGCAAATGATGATGCTTATTATGAATTTGATGTATTAGTTAGAGCAATTAATGATACGGACAAAAATATGGTCGTTTATGAGCGCTTTACTAATTTAAATACTATTAAGACCGATACTAATTATATAGTAAGACGTATCGGAGATACTAGCGAAGCTTTCAATGCTACTTATGAAGAGATGCGAATTTCAGGTGAATGGCCAAATAGATCTAAATTTGTTCGTGTAGAAATGAGTGAAGATTGTAAGCCTTCTCAACGTCCATCAGGGTTTGAAGGATTAGAAGTACATGCAGCAGGAGTTTCGAATGAAGTTATTAATCCATTAATGAAATTGAATCAGGCATCTGGTTATAGCACTTATAACAAGAACATGTTCTTTGGTTTTGATAATTCAGTATATAATGGAGCTAATGCTTTAAACGTTATTAGTGATGATACTAATAAATCAACTCCTGGCATTATTCTTTATGACGCAGATACATCTGAATCCGGTGTAGTTACCGCAAATAGTTTATCATCTTGGGCAATTCCTGTCTATGAAACTAAAACTATTATGACAGCCGCAACGTGCGATTATGGTTTGGTAGGCGGTTTAACATTCCAATTTACCGTGCCTTTCCAAGGTGGTTATAATGGCTATGGAGCTTCTCTAGGCGGAGCGGATTTAATTACAGCACTTAGTGCCGAATATACGCAAGCGTTAAATATGCTAGAAAACAAAGATATTTATGATTTCAATATGCTGGTTGTTCCAGGAACAAATTCAACATTAGCGGCGCACGCATCAATCATTGAAGCGGGTATCGATCTTTGTGAAGTTCGCGGCGACGCGCTTTATATTGCAGATCTTATTCCTGAAACTGTAACTGATCCAGGGAATCCAATTGATACACAAATTGCAAATTATGATAGTAATTATGCGGCAACGTATTTCCCTTGGTTAAAGTATTATGATTCAGAAAATGATGATATGATTTGGCTTCCCGCTTCGATTTTTGCTTGTTCTCAAATCGCTTATAATGATAAGGTCGCTTATCCCTGATATGCTCCTGCTGGTTTAAATCGAGGTAAAGTTGCAGATGCGTCTGATATTAAATATCAACTAACGCAAGAGCAACGAGATGACCTTTATGACGACCGCATCAATCCGATAGCAGTCTTCAGAGGAGAAGGAATTGCTGTATGGGGCCAGAAGACGTTGCAAAAAATTGCATCAATTTCTGATCGTATTAATGTTCGTAGAATGCTTATTAGAGCTAAAAAACTAATTGGTAGAGTATCTATGACGCTATTATTCGAACCTAATAATCCTGCAATTTGGGGTCGTTTTAAGAATATGGTTAATCCTATCTTAGAAGCGATTGCTTCACAAAATGGAATAAATAAATTCGAAGTAATTATGGACGAAACTAATAATACCCCAGATAGTATTGATAGAAATGAATTACATGGAACTATTTATTTAGAACCAACAACCGCTGTTGAAGCTATTTATCTTAGCTTTGTTATCACAAGCGCCGGAGTTGAATTTTCTAAATAGTTCTAAAAAATAATAAAATCTAAAAGGAGGAAGAAATTCCTCCTTTTTCTTTAAAAATTCGCTTTTATAATATATAATAGTATAAGTTTATACTTTGCGTATCAACTAAAAACTTAATTAAGGACAAGAAAAATGGCAGAATTAAATTACGAAGGCTTCATAACTGGTACAGGCAAATTCCAACCAAAACGTAAAAATCAATGGGTAATGGAATTTCCAACTGATACTGGTATTGAAAGCATTGACATTAAAACGACTGGCCTACCAGGCGGAGCGTTTGGGGAAACAGTTCTAGATTATATTAATCAAAAATATTATTTTGCAGGAAAATGGGAATGGGAGACAATTCCTATTACACTTTGGGATTATATCGGCGATTCCACATCAAAGAAATTATACGATTGATATTTATCTAATTACAACCCCGCGACCGGCAAGCAAGCTTATGGATCTAATGTAAAGAAAAACATCAATATAGTTTTATTGGATCCAGAGGGAAGCGAATTAGAACGATGGGTCTTAAAAGGCGCATGGCCGCAATCATTTAAATGAGGCGAGTTGGACTATAGCGATGCAGAACTAAGAACTTTAGAGTTAGTGCTTCGCTACGATAGACCTGAATTAGAAGTTTCAGAAGTTTCAGATGATGCTCGAACGGAATCGCCCAGAACAAAGCTTAAATAAAAAGGGGAAGAAATTCCCCTTTTACTTTTAACATAAAAAATATATATAATTAAGAATAGTTACATTAACAAAGGAAAACGTTATGCCAAACGAGACACAAGCCAGATCTATGGCAGAAGCTTTTGCTTCAGAATCCAAACAAAAATTAGATAGCATTTATCAAATTTTTCAAGAAGAAGTCGCTCTGCCCTCTGGCGGATTATTGTATGAATCAAAA